GCCTGGCTAAACTCTTTCGGCCCTTCGGGCCTTTTGGGGCAACGGCCCGTGATGCGCACGCAAGATGTGGGTAAAGCATAGCCACGAGTGGAGAGGGGCCGGGGGTGAGGTTGCCGTTCCCCCCTCTCCTGGCTGCCGTTGCTCAGGAGAGGGGCCGGGGGTGAGTCGCCGTAGGGGTAAGGCAGCCTCACACCCTCCCTCTCGCCTCCTCAGCCGTCCACACCCCGATCTGCGTGTAGATCTTCGCGATCTCCGCTTTCTCCAGATCGCTCTCCAGGTCACTTTCTTCCAGCCGGAACTGCCAGCCGTCAATCCCGATCTGGTCGCGAATCATCTCGTTGAGCCGGTGCTCGAGCCGCCGCTGTTCGGGCTGCACGACCTGCTCGCGGAAAGTCTTGTCCTGGTCGCGGCTGTTGGCGAGGTTCGCGTTCTCGACGATGGAGATCTTCGAGGGCGGCACGCGATGCACGGTCGCGATCTCGTCACGGTTGGAGCGCCGGTATCCGAGGAACGAAGCCTCGTCTTCCGATCCGACGGTCAGCTTCTCGATCCGCACCCTCGCTTCGCCCCCGGGCACTTCGAGCACCAGGGTCTTGTGGTTTTGCCCCTTGATCTCGCTCTCCATGTACCGCTGGACTTGTCGCAGGGCCGCGTCGGTGAGCTGCCCGCCCTCGACGATGATCGCCAGCCGGGGCACGGCGTTGTGCGCGAAGAAGTCGAAGTTGTAGTCGCGCGCCGCCTTGTCTCCCGCCGCCGCGGGGATGGCGGCCACGATGTCGGGAATGCCGTAATAGCTCGATTGCGGCGTGTATTTCCTCAGGTGCATGATCTCCGTGAGATCGTCCCCTGCGCCGTCCCCTGCCGGAAGCGCCCCTCCCAGCCGTCGGAAGTGCCGCGTGCGCCCGTCGCGGATCTGCACGAAGCCGTCGTGATCGGCGCGCACGCGCACGGTAGTCGCTGGCACGTGGTAGAATCCGTCGATTTCCCCCAAGCTGTTGCGCGTCACCTCGAGATACCCGTTCCCGACCGCCTCGACATCCGTCCACACGCACCGCAGAATCTCGGTGAAGGTCATCTCAGGATTGCAATGTCCGAAGAGGTCTTCCAGCCGACGCCGACTCTCCTCAGACCCGTCGGCTCCCTCCGCAGGCACGAACTGATACCCCAGTCCGACGATGTTGATGGCCTTAACATCGATGCAGGCCTTGTTGGTGGCATTGGTCTCATACAGGGCCGAAAGCGCGTCGAGATCGTAAGGCGGCTCGACGACCTCGCCGTTCGCATAAGCTTCTTGCCAGGCCGCCTCCGGCAGTTGCGCGCTCTGCCCAGGAGTGACTCCTCCGTTGCGTCCGCCCCCTCGCCGTCGCTCTGAAGCCTCGTCGCCCCCCATGACACGTGCCTTGATCAGCATGTCTGCGCCAGACGCCACTGCCATGTCAGTCCTCCTGCTCATGGTCCAAGAACGAAGCAAGCCGCCTCATCCCGAGGCAGCCGCTTGAGTAACGCCGTATGATTGCGCTTCACAGCCCAGCATCGCGTGGCGCGGGCGTCTCGCCCGCGAGCCGTTCGCCGTTGCCCTGGCCGTGGTCGTTCTCCCCTCTCCTGAGCGCGCCGTGTGCGCTCAGGAGAGGGGCCGGGGGTGAGGCGCCGTCAGCCGTTCCCCCTCCCTACAGTATGTGTTTGGCGATATCTTCCCTTGGACCATGTGGCAGCGCGATTCATCGCGCGAATCACATCGTATAGCTACCTGCGCTTCTACTTCGACGAAGTGCTTACCCGTAGCCGATGGCGTGATAGCGGATGGCAGTTCGCCCCGCATTTAGCGCGATGAATCGCGCTGCCACATGGTCCAAGGGAAGAAGTCGCTAAACAGGTACTCCCTACAAGGGAGGGGTGCCCGCGCAGCGGGCGGGGTGGGGCCGTTGCCGTTCCCCCCTCTCCGCTTGCGCAGACGGGCCGGGGGTGAGGTGCCGTGAGCCGTTTCCCCTCCCTACGAGGGAGGGGACAGCCGCGCGCAGCGCGGCAGGGGTAGGAAGCCGTTTCCCCTCCCGGCACGGGAGGGGTGCCCGCGCAGCGGGCGGGGTGGGGCCGTTGCCGTTCCCCCCTCTCCGCTTGCGGAGAGGGGCCGGGGGTGAGGTGCCGTTAGCCGTTCCCCCTCCCTACGCGGCAGGGGTAGGAAGCCGTCCCCCTCCCGGCAGCGGGCGGGGTGGGGCCGTCAGCCGTTCCCCCCCTCTCCGCTTGCGGAGAGGGGCCGGGGGTGAGGTCACACCACCCTCCCTCCGACCCCTCCCCCGCCCCACCTCTTGACCGCCTCGCTCACCGCCCCCGCAACCGCATCCGCCACGTCCTTCGACCCTCCCGGCGGGTGATCCACCTTGCCGTTGTCCCGAACGCGCAGCGCGCGCATCTCGCTGAAGAACGGCTCATACCGATAGGCGCGTAGCCGTCCCGACATCAGGAGTTCCCGCAGCGTGTTGTACGCCCCGGCATCGCGATCCACCGAGACCAGACGGGTCGCCAGCCCGTGCCGCCGCAGGATCTGTCGGCTGTCCGCGCTCTCGAACCCGTCGAAACTCACCTGCGCGATGCCGAACCCTCGTCCTCGCAAGCACAGGATGATCTCCCGCACTCGCGCCAGGTCCACCTCGCCTCCGGGGGGCGGCTTGATCTGCAGCATGAATTCGACGCGGGCCACAGGCTCTGCGCCTTCCACGATGCACGAGGCCATCGCGATCCCGCAGGCGTCCCGCTTCAGCCCGAGATCGACGTGGATGAACCGCTGTGCCCCATCTTCACATCTGAACCACTCCGCCAGCCCTTCCAGCGCATCCCACGGCTCTCGCATCGCCTCATCGCACGCCTTGTCGAGCAAGCTGAGGTCCGGGAGATACCCCTCGGACCCCTGCATCGGCCGTGCCCCGAAGTCCCTCATCGCGCGCACCGGATCGCGCTCGAAGTCCTCTCGATACTCCTCCGGTACCTCGACCCCGCCCCACGAGAACTTGCGTCCGCTGTAAAGCCTCTCCGGTCGCACTTCCCAACTGGCCATCCGCGAGACGAGGGCCCGCCCTCCCTCTCTCAGTCGCCGCTCCATGAAATCCTCGATATGCCGCGGCGAGGAAATCGCGATCAGCAGCCCCTTTTGTCCGAACCGGCTGCGGATGCGCTGGACCAACCCCCGGTGGATGCTCTCCACGGCCTCGTCGTCGAACCAGCACGCCTCGTCGATGACGGCCCCGAGGATGTTGAACCCCAGCGCGAACGCCTCCGTCGAATTGCCGGGAAGGATGCGAATGCCTTTGGGCAGCCGAAGCTCGCTCGAGCCTCGGTTCTCCGGTTGGAAGTGCCGTTGGAACCACGGCGACCGCGAGATGCAGCGGTGGATTTCGCCGTACACGATCCCCTCCGCTTGCCGCGCCGTGGGGGCCATGTTCACGAAAGTGATCTGGTTGCCCGGCGCCAGCCCCAGCGATCGCTGCGGATCGCGCAAACACAGCGTCCGGTACACCATGTAGCAGATCGCCAGCGCCGCCAGATACGACTTCCCCGAGCCGATCCCCCAGCACAGAGCCGCCTCCTGGCATCCGTCCGCCGCTGCGTCGTCTCCGAAGATCGCCTCCAGTGTGTCCACAACTTTCGGGTAGACGGTCCCTTTCAGCCCCAGATACACGGGGCTTTCGACGAACTCCCGCACCGTCGCCGGCGGCTGCTCGTACTCGCTGACCAGCGCCGCCCACCCTCGGTCACGCCGCGCCAGGCGCCTCGAGCAGTGCACCACAAGCTGCCGCAGCTTGCCTAACGGTGTTGTACAAAGCCGCCTCAGCGCCTGGCTCGACTCGTTCATCATCTAGTATCTCCGCGAGCGTGAGCGCATCGGCACGGCTTGCCTCGCTCCGCTCCTCTTCGAGGATCTGCTTCGCCATGTCCCAAAGGCAACGAACCAATTCCGTGTACCGCTGCGTCAGCCCAACCAGCTCCTTCTCGCCCGTCCCCTCGGCCCGCAGCCTCTCGGCGATGCTGTTCGTCACTCCCTCGACCTGCGCCAGGTATCGTTCGAGTCGGCCTCCCGCCTGCGAGAGCATGGCCGCCGCCTGCTGGGCCGGTTCGACGCCGCTCAATCCGCCATACTTGCGCCAATACCCCGCGCTGGACAGTCGGCTCATCGGCATCCCGATGCTCTCGAGTGCCGCTTCCGCCTGTTCCCGCGTCTGTGCCCCGGCATACACAGTCCGCGCCACGGACTGCAGCACCAGCCGCCGGCAGTGCTCCGCCCGCCCCACCTCAGAGCGCCGCCCACCGCCTTCCTCATCCTCGGAGCAGTCGCCCGCCGTTGTCGTTCCCCCCTCTCCACCTCGTGGAGAGGGGGGTAGGGGGGTGAGGTCGCCGTTAGCCGTTCCCCCCTCTCCACCTCGTGGAGAGGGGGGTAGGGGGGTGAGGTTGCCGTCAGCCGTTCCCCCCTCTCCACCTCGTGGAGAGGGGGGCAGGGGGGTGAGGTTGCCGTCAGCCGTTCCCCCCTCTCCACCTCGTGGAGAGGGGGGCAGGGGGGTGAGGTTGCCGTTAGCCGTTCCCCCCTCTCCACCTCGTGGAGAGGGGGGTAGGGGGGTGAGGTCGCCGTTAGCCGTTCCCCCCTCTCCACCTCGTGGAGAGGGGG